GATCACGAATCTAACTACACTTGTAGTGATACTGCCTCTGTTAGACCGATAACAATTACCGAGGAGGATAAGCGCTCGATTGACGAATTCGTCAAGAAGCTTAACTACAGAGCCGTATCAGTTACCAATTCCAACGCATCTAAGTTTTCGTCACTTGCGAATTCATCACTTTGGCATAATCCAAAGAATGCGTTAAAATCAGAATGTGATCAAAATAGATTTGAGGAGAATAAGTCTACTCCTATAAAACTTATAGACATTGACCAGTCTATATCTTCGAAAATAACTGCAACAGAATTACCAATTCGTTCTGAAGTAAGTCAGTCGGTTGTTGGATCAAATTCCGAAACATTGACTCTTGATGTTAGTCCAAGTCAATTGCCCGCTCCAAGCTCTGCTCCAGAACCTACTGCTGTTAATAATAACCAGAAAAGGATCGCTAAGCTTGTCAAAGAAGGAAGAGATCGCAAGCATAAACCAAATGTTGGAATCGTCAAAACACTTTTGGGTTTAGGCACAACAGAGCTCATGACCGATACAGAGCTCGCAATGAAAGCGGCCCGTCTAGATGCCAAAGATACTGAAGATGCTGATGTCTCAAGATTAACCAAGTCTAATCCGGTTATGATACATTCTATAGCATCCCAAATTTTCTATGAATGCATGATGTTCACCACTGAACTCACTGCGCCAATAGAGAACTCAGTAAGAGGTTACATTTGTCAGCACATAAGATCTGTGCCGATGAGTGACGACCCGGCCATATTCTCGGCTGAGGTGTTATTAGAAGCTGTGAGAATGAGAGACGACTTTAACCAACGAACATCAAAAGTTGGGCGATCAAAAGCTTCGGTTTTTTAGATCGCTGCGGAAAAGTCGTAGCCCGCAGCTGTGCAATAGCACCCCACGCAGTCAAAAATGACAAATTCACACGAGATGCAGATAATTTCTACTGTAGAGATCCCCCTCTTAAACTCGACACGATTGTTAGGACAGAGTATCCAGTTTCGAAGATGATTACATACAATAACAAATCAGCTTTGAACGAGTACATGGCCTTAACTCAACGACATCTAATTGTTAACGAATCCGACTTGGTTTTTAAGACTAGAATGCGTGATTTTAGTATCATACCATTAACACCTTATTCTCACCAAGAATACATTGATCAAAGGACGACTTTAATCAGCAAATTTAGAAATGCTGCTGACAGTCTGAAATTGAATCCTCTTAATAAGAGAGACTTCAAACTATCAATGTTTGTTAAGGATGAATTAATGAAAGAAGGAAAAGCACCACGAGCTATACAAGCTAGATCAGTTAGATATAACCTTGAGCTAGCTTGTTACATAAGACCTATCGAAAAGTACCTTTGTTCTAGGCGGAATTTAACACCTTTCAAGCCAACTAAAGGTCTTAATCAACAAGCTACTGCTGCTTTTATCATTGATGAATCACGAAATTTTAGAGAACCACATTATTTATGCTTGGATCATTCAAGATTCGATTCTAATATAAATATCAATGCTTTGAATGCTGAACACAACGTTTACAAAGCTTTTTATCCAAATGATCAAAAACTTATCTCTCTTTTGAGTGTTCAACTCAAAAACAGGGGATCAAGTATGCTTGGAACAAAGTATAGTGTTTCAGGCACTCGAGCATCTGGAGAGATAACCACTAGTATAGGCAATTGCATTATCAATCATCTTATACTTAGTGACTTTTTAGACAGGTGTGGCATTTCTAAAAGGAGTATAATCGTCAATGGAGATGACTCGATTGTTATTATTGAAAAGACTTCTT